ATCCTAATAACCCCAGAGACGTTAATGTCTCTAGGACTAATCCTTTTTTCCATATTTCTAATATCTCACCAGAGAATAAAAGACGAATACCTTCTAACCCTTCAAGAAGATTAGTTTGTAGCCACTCCCTTATATCTTCCCATATAGGGAGTGCTGATATTTCTTTTACCTTATCCCATACCTCATCTGTCTTATCACCCATAATGAATCCGAACAATCCTGCGAGAATCCCGAATCTTACTCCAAATAAAGATCCAATTGATGCAAATGTAATACCTTTTGCAATAGCTTCTTTAAGTTCTTTACTCCCAGCACCTCCAGTAATAAATTCTGTAATTTCGTCAGCAAAGAGAGCGCCAATAGTTGCTAAGAATCCTCTCCCTATCAATTTCTTTCCGAATGCTAAAGCAAATGCCCCTAATACGGCAGGATTCAATAAAGATCCTAATCCCTTTAATCTACCAATCTGGCCTTTAGTAAAATCTGCGGTCTTTCTTACACCTTGACCGATAGCACCAGATGCTGCAGCAAGATATCCTGACCCACTCTTAGATTCAAGCTCAGATTCTCTTAAATCCCCTTTACTTCCCTCTATCTTTTTAATATATCTCATAAGGGAGCTAGAAAGTAATTTTACATTTTTTGAAGTTTCTCCAAGAGATTTATTTTGCTCTATAAGAGTGTCATTAATTGCTGCCAGTGTTGCCATTTAATTTCCCTGCTGTTGCTGCATTCTTATATTTTCTTCCTTTAAATATTCTTCTAAAAGAGTAACGTAAATATCTCTTTCCCATGGTATCATATTTTCAAGTTCAGTTAAAGAGTAATTAAATTGGTGTATTAATTGAAAATTTAATCTATAATAATTTTCTAGCGTTTCATGAGAAAGGTTTAAGAAAAAAAATCTTGCAGTCCCTCCAATTCTATTTCGTTTTCGTGATTACAACTTAAACATGTGTGTTCTTTTTTATAGGTGATCTTTGGTAGATCATCCATGAAATTGCTAATTCTTTCAAATTGTTCGCCTGTTAATGAATTAATAAATGTTTCAATCTCTTCTTTCGATTCATCCTTTAGATTAATATTTTCTTCCTCAGTCATAATAGAATCCATACTATGCATTAAGGTCGAAAATATTTTTTCGGTGCTAGAGGTTTCTTCTGAAAAGATATTCGCGTCGTTTATAAGATCAAGATACGAAGGATATTTCATATTAATTTTGATAGTGTCTGTAATATCAACGACTTTATTATCTCTTAATTGTCCCTTTACCTCTAGCTCTTCCAGATTAATATTGACCTCCATATCTGCTTCACAAGATTGACATTTGTATCCTACTTTGGAAATCTCACCTACAGATTTAGATCTAATTTTTGTAAAGATATAATCTACATCAAACGTTGCTAATTTTTTAACATCTTTTGAATCTGAACACTGTCCAATACAATCAATAATAGTCTTAAGTACTTGCTTTGGATCTTGTGATTCAAAAGCAATCAATAATACTTTTTGTTCTTTTACAAGAAATGGTCTATATTTAAGAGTTTCTCCTGTCGACGGTATTGTCAATTCATATTTTGGGGTTGCATCAAGTTTTGGTAATGCCATTATATTTTCATCCTATTCATTAAAAATTTACTTTATCTAAAATCCCATTTGCTTTTTTTACTAAGCTATTAACTCTATTTACTTTTGAGATTGCTTGTTGTACACCAACACCACCTACTTGCAAATTACTGATTGATAAATTGTCCAGAGGTGATTGGGTTGCATCAAATGTTTTCCAATTTGTATAGGATATCTGAACTGTAAATTCTGTTACCCCATCAAGTTCATTTGAAAGTTCAATTGCCTGATATGTTGTTGGAAATGCTTCGATTAATTCAACACTATAGATCTTATCTCTTCCTAATTCTAAACCGACATCAAAGCTAATCGGACCTAGTCCGATATTCTTGCTGAGTTTTCTTTCAGTTCTTTTTAACTGATGTATTTTAATAGGTAGTGCATAATCTTTTTTATAACCAACTTCAAGTGTATCTTCATTGACAATGAGAGATCTCCATGCATCAAAGTATTTTTTTACACCATATGTGTTTGTAGAGAGAAATGAAAAACTAATATCATCGACAGCATAACCATATGCAATCTTTTCAACCTCCATACTGATGCGTCTTTCATGTGTTAAAATTTGTTTAAACGGTAATGTTGCTCTTGTGCAAAGAATGTTTCCTGCACCATCGTTATCAAAAGGCAGTTCAACCAGAAACTGATTTGGCTTTGATAACCCTTTTGACTTACCGATCTGTGCTTTTAACTGGTTAATACTAGCCATTCATCTTCTTCCTTGAATCTTTATAAACAGTTGATGCATTACCTTTTCTCCAGTCTGCAGTTGGTAGGAATGTAGCAATCTCCCATTCAGGCTGATCCACAAGTGCAAAACGACTTCTGACTTGTCTGAACAAATAGCGATGTATAGTCGGTCGAATAAATTTCTGAGGAAGACCGCCTTCCCCAAGAAGTGCATCAAGTGCCTTTGCTCGAAGGACTGGCGGAAGATAATGTAGATTCATACCGTAGAATCCACCTTCTGCTGGTCCAAGTGGTATGACAAGTGGGAATGCATCATAGTATGGTAATGTGTCTTTGTGTTTTGCATCGTAAATATACATGTACATATTTCCAAATGCACCGGTCTTTGGTCTATTCTTTAGAGCAATTTGCTCATCCCGCATCACCTCGCGTCGATCCACATTCCCGAGCTGGGATGCTTTTCTACGGAACCACTCAATAGATTGTTTTGTCCGAGGGGTAATACCAGCACGGAATGCTTCAATCTCGAGTTGTTGAAATAAGCTGCTCATAAGACTATTTATAACTATTTTTTAGGTTTTTTGCGGTACGGCGCAAGGGGTTTTAGTTTCTTCAATTTACCAGGCATCGGTTTTTGTAAGAGTTTCATTTCCTGTAGAGTCTTTTCAGTCCATACCTGAAATTCCCATCCACGATCCTTACAATACTCTTCGGCAGCTTCCCACTTATTCATATTCTTGATATATGTCAGACCCTCATTGATATAACGTTTGGTTCTACGTTCTCCTGTTGGTGGGGCAGTTTCTTTTTCTGGTTTGATCTCGACAAGTAATATTTTGTCTTCCATTATAATTTTCAAATCAACAAAATATCTGTGGTATTTTTTATCAACATCATAGTAGTATGGTATGACAACCTCTTCTGAAGACCAGCCTTTTACATTCGGGTTATCATCACACCATTTAAATGTGTTTCGTTCCCACAAAGAACGATAGACAACTTTCGTATAATCGCCTTTATACTTCTTTGTGTTCTTTACTATGTAACGTCCAGAATATGCCATTTTTGATTATAAATAGAAAAATAAGTATTTAATTATCTATAGAGATTTACATGCCAAAATTAAGATATCCATTATTAGATGAAGATAGATTACTCAAATCAAAGATAGTTTTTTCTATTTTTGAGATTGTACCCCCATCCTTTGAGGGAGTAGAAGGTATCCGATCAATCCCAGTGCTTAACAGTCTAAAATCCAGGGCTAATATCGCTTTAGGACGTTTGCAGGGACAAGCACCATCCAGTTCAATTGGCGCATCTACACAAAATTTAGATTTGGGATTTGAAGACGTTCCCGACGACCCCACGGTCGTAGAAAAACTTGCAAACCAAGACATTAAGGTGTCTGCAATGCAAATACGATCAACAGGCGATATTATTGATCTATATTTGCCAAGGCAGAACCAAGTTCTAGATAATCTTAATTATGACAACAACTCTGCTCTTAACATATCTGGTGCAGCAGCACTTCGGGGGATAAACGCAGGATCGGGTGCACTTCAGTCATTAGCAAATGGCATAATAGAGGGTACAAGATCGATCTCTGATTTCTTTACTGGGGGCTCAGCAGGTGTTGCTGGTCGACTTGCTGCAACTAGGTTAGCAGCGTCCCCTGCTGGTATTTTTGTCCCAGAAGGTGTAAGAAACGCTATTGGATTGGCCGCACAAGTAACAGTTAATCCGAATCTTGCAACTACTTTCAACGGGGTAAATATCCGTAATTTTAATTTCCAATTTAAATTTTTACCTAAATCTGCCGAAGAATCAAGAGAGGTAAAAAAGATAATTAAAATGTTAAGAATGAGAGCCTATCCAGATGTAATTCCTATCGGGGATATTCCGGTGGGATATAAATATCCAGATATCTTTAAAATTAGATTACTCTCTGGTAAGTCTGGTGAATTTGAAAATGTTGGAACACCTGTTAAATTGTCATATTTACAACAGGTACAAGCCGAATATAATACTACTTCCCAAACTTTTCATGAAGATGGTTCACCAACTGAGATAGATTTACAATTAACATTCCTCGAGCATAGAGCACTGAATAGACAAGATATTTTAGCAGAAGATAATGATGACTATTATGAATATTATGGTAGACCTGCAGATGACACAGTTATGTCAAATTACCAAGATTATGCCGATGCAAATAATTAAAAGGATTCAATAATGTCAAATTATTTTAGATATTTTCCTCGTGAATTTTATCTTTTTGGTAACGAGAAGATGGCTGATACTTTTCAGGATATTACTCGATATGCCGATGTAATTGACCAAGTAAGAGATAGCACAACAGTTTACAGAGATTATTATATACAGGATAATGAACGACCTGATCAAACATCGTATCGACTATATGGCAACCCTAATTTCTATTGGACATTCTATTTAATGAATCAAAACATTAGAGAACAAGGTTGGCCTTTATCGAATACAAAAGTTTTAAAATATGCACAAAAGAATTATCCGAATAAAACAATTACAACAAGGAACGATCTTACATCTCTTACAGGATTCTTTAAGACTGGAGATACAGTTACAGGAAGAACATCTGCAGCAACTGGAAAGATAGTACATCGTTATATGGATTTAGGACAATTAGTTGTAAAAGAAACAAGTGGCACCTTTGTTACTGGTGAAAACCTCAATACGGATCTTACAACTCAAATTATTAATGCACACTCTGTTGAAGAAGAATATAATGCAGCACACCATTACGAAGATTCCAATGGCGTGTTCCAAGATATTTCCGATCTAACAGCTGGTCCTGGTGCAAGCCAAGTGGAGGTAACAGTTCTAGATCGAATATATAGACAGAATGTAGCTCTCCGACAGATACGAGTAATAAAAGATTCTTTAATACAAGAAGTAGTTAAATCTTTTAGAGAGGCAATTGCAAGTTAATGACAGCCGCAAGAAATGCTGATCTAGATAACGTTTCCGATTTTGTATTTGATCATATACTCTTAGAATCGGAAAGATTACCTGGCCCAGTTGATATTAAACCAATTTATACTGATCTTGTAATATATGAACATATTGAATTACCATACCTGACTGCTAAATTAGTAATAGTTGAGAATTCTAGGTTAATACAAGAAGTAGATATTCTTGGCGGTGAGAGAATCAGTATATCATTACGTAGTTTAATTGGTGGTAGTCTTTCAATTGAAAAGACTTTTTACATATCAAAGATCTTAAATAATATTAAAACCGATGACCATACAGAGGTAGTTCATTTTCACCTTGTTGAGGATATTTGTTATATCTCAAATTTAAAGAATGTCAATAAATTCTATCGAGGATCTGGATCAGATATTATAGAGAAGATCTCTAATAATTTCCTTTCAAAAGAAATTGCAAAGGGGTCATCTGATAATAAACAGTTAGATCTGATTGTACCAAATCTTGATCCTATACATGCAATTACATGGGTAAAAAATAGAATGAGTACAATTGAAGGATATCCTTTCTATTTGTTCTCTACACTCTTTGGTAATAAACTTGGATTAGCGGATCTTGGTACCCTACTTGAAGCTGATACTGTCAATACGATTCCTTATCGTGGATTCGAAAGTCCAAGTGCATCTTTAACCCAAGGTGTGTCATCGAGAGTGATTAATGATTTTAAATTCCAAGAATCTGAAGATCTTTATACATTGATCTCTCAAGGATTAATTGGTGGTGAATATCAATATTATAATACTCTTTCCGATCAAAAGAATCAATTTGTATTTGATGTGGTTAAAGATCTATTACAACCTCTTTCAAGTTCAAATAAACTTGGGAATCAAAAGAATGTAACTGTTACACCCCAGTACGAATTAGATGGCAAACCTTTTAACGAGATGAAGAGTAGATCTATTACTCGAATCGGTGGATCTGGTGCCTATCGAACTGCGGATTCGTACAGAACAAGTTATGATGAGAATATTAACACCTCAGATTACAAGAGATTTGTTATATCAAAAGCAATGTCTGAGATTCTATTAAAGTCCCCATTAACAATTGCAGTGGAAGGACTTCCATTTATTAGTTCAGGGGGGCATAGTACAATTGGTAATAATCTGAGAGTCGAATTTCTTAACAGCTTAATCGACGCTCCAGAATCAAGGATAGATACTAAGAAGTCAGGAAACTATCTCATTTATTCCGCGGATCATATTTTCAAAAGAGAAAAATATGATCTTGTTATGACTGGGGTCAAAATGGGTAACTTAACGAGAGTCTAATGCTACCAAAAAGACATGTAGATTTTTATGGTGATCAAACAAGATGGTTTACAGGTTCTGTTAAAAGCCTTGGTGATCCACTACAGGTCGGTCGTATACAAGTAAGAATACATGGTATCCATTCAGATAGCCAAGTCGATATACCAGACGAGAACCTGCCGTGGGCACAAGTTGTAGCACCGATCAGTGCTGGAGGTACAAGCGGACTTGGTAATCCGCTTGGTGTCCAAGTTGGTGCTCTTGTCTTTGGTTTATTCTTAGATGGTGAGCATTCACAACTACCACTCATACTTGGATCAATACCAAAGTTAGAAGGTGTAGAAAGAGATACGCCATCAGTAAATGCACTTGCTCGTGGAACAAATACAGTTTCTCATACACCAGACCCAGATACAAATGAACCCCCATTACCTTATGCAGCACAATACCCATATAATAAAGTATATCAAACTGAATCAGGTAATACAATTGAAATAGATGATACACCTGGAGCAGTACGTATTCATATTCGTCACGCTTCTGGTACATTTGTTGAAATGCATCCAAATGGTGATGTGGTGACACATACAAAGAATGGATTCAAAACTGTAACAGGAAATGAAAAAATACATGTGACCGGCAATATGGAAATATATGCAGATGGTGATATTAAGTTACAAGCAACAGGAAATGTTGATATAGATGGAGCGAGGATAGATCTGAACTAATGCCAGCAGTCGTAAGAAGCCAAGTTGATTTACATATTGGGCATGCAAGTCCAACACCAAATCCATTTCACCAAACCCAGTACAAAGGTGGATCAACGAATGTCTTTGTAAATAATCGGAAGTCGATACGTATTGGCGATAAAACTGGTTGTGGTGATCCAGCAGCAGCTGGTTCTGCAAACGTTTTTGTAAATGGTAAACCGATACATCGAAAAGGTGACGCAACAAGCGGCCATGGTTCATGGGTAGCAAATGCTGCAGCATCGGGATCAGGGAATGTTTTTGCAAATGGCTAATCCAGATTATGCAACACTATTGCCTCAGATAGCAAGAGAAACTGATGCTGTCAAAAAGCAGGCTTTGATAGATGAATGTTATCAGTTCAATGAGCCTTTGACTCTCGAAGAGAAGAGTTTATTTTCTTATTTTACTCCGGACGGAATTGAAGATAATGATTATATTATTGATAACCCAGGATTGATACAGGGTAACTTATTTGTCAGTTATATCGGAGACTATTATAATCGATATGCTCAGAGTACTACGACTGAAGACGATAATACTTTTGGTGGTCCATTTTATATTTACGGAACTGGCAAAACAGGATTTGGGTCTGGACAACTAGGATTCTTTTATCCACTCTATACAGATGCAAATGAAATTCCTGGTAGCTATCATATACACACTTTTGAAGAATATGAGGGATATACTTTTTATATGCCAGATAGCGAAATGTATCATGCAGTCGCAACAGCGCCATCTGACCTATACGAATATGGGGATTTTGATGTAACACTCGAAGGAGCAGAAGCACCAGCACCAATCATAGTCATAGAATATACACCCCCAGTTGAAGAAGAGGAAGAGGAAGAGGTAGTGACTACAACACAAACTATTGCGGTAGCTGCACCTTCTACTGATGGTACTACGAATAATTATGGTAATATTACAGGATTAACTATTACAAGAGCAACAACGACTAGCAGTAGTAGTTCTACAATTAGTTTGACTATTACTTCTACTATTTCTCCTGGTGGTTATGTTTCTGTTGGTAGTTCTTCTAGTAATACTTTTGTTGCAAATGATCTATATAATACGTCTGATGGAGAGAATGGTGCTAATATCTACGTAACTGTTACAGGATCAAGCGGATCTCGTAACTTTACTGTGCAAAGTAGTCAATCGAGTCTACCAATTGGAAGTGGATCTTATACTATTACAAATGCAAGTGGTGGAAAAAATTTAAGACTAAGATATTACTATACGAATACTACATCGACTACTACAACAACTTATTCTTTTACAAATAACACTGGATATTCTGCAACGATTGAAGGTACAACACTTGCAAATGGTGCAGGTCCAACAGAAATAACAATTTCAGGTGACGTAGATGTTACCTACACGTCGGAGAGTTAAATGGTTACATTGAGAAAAAATAAAGGCTTAGCACTTACTTATGATGAGATGGATCAAAATCAAGTTGAAGCTGCGCATCGAGTTGCAGCATCAAGTATAAGTGAAGATTTGAGTCTAAGTGGCAAACAAAATTCTATTCTCGTTGGCGATAATATAACAATTGCTTCAGGAAAAACAGTCACGCTTCGAGACTCTGCATCGATTGATATAATTAAAACAGCTGATTTAATATCTCTTACACAGGGTAATCCGTTATATAGGCCTGGTGCTACAATTCAAACTCAATTCAAACAAATCACAACTGCTACCGATCATCGATTTTTATGCAGTGCTGACCAGGGAAGACCGGTATCAACTAATTCAGAAACCTATGGGACATATCCTTGGGGTGCTTCTGCTCCATACTTTTGTGTTGGACAAAATGGAGGAGCTAGATTTTTCGGGATTAATATTAGGCCAAGTCATGTAAATAGTGTTATAAAACTAGAAGCTCAAGTATGCGGTGAGTGGAATGTCGCGTCAACTTCTCAAGATTCTATGTGGGGATTCGCTCGCCAAATAAATAGAGGTAGTTATACATTCCTAGGAAATACTTCAGACCCTTTTACTGTAAGAAATAATGGAGTGATGCCAAATTTTACTTCTCAAGATGGTACTGATGTCGACAGCACAATGGAATCTTCAATTTTTACCTTTTTTGATTTCCCTAACACGGTAGAATTAGTTACATATCACGTTGTAGTTGCTTCAGGAAATTCCCGCGAATTTAGATTGAATCGCACGTGGTCTAATTCTGAGTCAATAAATTATGAAAGAGGTACGTCTTTTATATGTGGCACAGAAATAGCTCAATAATTAGTATAAATACAAATAGAATAAAAGGTTTTACAAATGAGTACAATTAACGCAGACAATTTAACAGTTCAAAATCTAACAGTTTCTGGAACACTGGCCTATACTGATGTAACTGCTCAAGTAGGTTTACCTGCAGCTCCTTCAGCAGGTACACAGATGGAAAGGTTCTACGTACCTTGTCGTGGCCAATCTGTAACAGTGCCGTCTGGAACTTACGCAATAGAAAATGTTACAGATAAATTAACTGTTAGTGGCGATGATATTACGGCTCAAGATGTAACAGGATCAAGTATATCATATGTCCCACCTGCAGGAACTAAGACTATAATATATGAATTTGATATGTTAACTTCAAGAGAAGGAGATGGCAATCCAATTTTAAGTTTAGCTCTCTTTGTTGATGGTACGGAAGTACTTTATGCTAGAACTAATGAACAATATTCGGGGATGGTAAAATTTAGATGGATGTTTGAGGTAGGGGGATCAGGTGATACTGATTATGGCATATATGATACTTGGACTACAGCAAAAACTATTAAATTAGGATGCGCGAGACACGGTGGTGATAATGAAGTTGAACTTCATGAAACATATTATTGGGAAAATTCAGCAACGGCACATTTTCATGCCCCACGGATAGGAATTACGGCGTTAGCATAATGGCAACAAGAGCATTCTCAGTAGAAGACGGTAACTTAGCTACCAAACCAATTACGACCTCACAGACTCGTACGTACAAGGACATTGATTTGACGTTTGCGAAAAAGGCGACTGGTGAGATCTTTAAGAAAACTGATGCTGCTGCTGTCAAACAATCGATTAAAAATATATTAATGACAAACCGTACAGAAAGACCTTTTAACCCAGACTTTGGTGGTAATCTGAATAATTTCCTTTTCTCTCTTGATACAGAATTTGATGAGTTT